ATCTGTTGTAGCTCTACCAACTAATGTATCTGTTGAAGTTGGTAAAGTCAATGTACCAGTATTAGATATAGAACTAATAACTGGAGTTGTTAATGTTTTATTTGTTAAAGTCTGTGTGCCAGTCAATGTAGCAACTGTAGAGTCTATAGAGACTGTTAAAGTGTTAGTAGCTCCACTAGTATCTATACCTGTCCCACCAGCGATTGTAAGGCTCTCTGAGTCGAGGTCAATGCTTAAGGCACCACCTGTATCACCTTGGAAATCTAAGTCCTGTGCAGTCACCTGAGAGTCTACATAAGTCTTAATAGCTTTAGCAGAAGCAAGAGTAGTATCTGTAGCTGCAACACTTGTTAAATCTGTATCAAGTACACCTGATTTTAAGTTATCAACTTCTATGTTAGTAACTGTATTACTATCAACATCTATTGTTTTGTTTGTAAGTGTTTGAGAGCCTGTTAAAGTAGCTACAGTAGAATCTATTGCAAGAGTAACTGCATTACCTGTTGCAGAACTATCAAGACCTGTACCACCTGTTACAGTTAAAGTTTCACTATCTAAATCAATTGCAATAGTTCCACTATCTGTTGTAATGTCTAAATCTTGTGCAGTAACTTGTGCGTCTACATAAGCTTTTACAGATTGTTGAGTTGGAATTAATGTAGCACTATCTGAAGACATATTATCTTCATCTGCAAATCCTGCAATTGTTATTGTGCCATCTGATAAATCTGTAAAAGTAACAGCACCTGCAGTTGTTCCACCGATAGTAACACCATCAATAGTTCCGCCATTAATGTCTGCACTTGTTGCTGTTAAACTTGTAATAGTTGTAGCAGCAATTGTACCACCTTCAACTTTATCACCAGAGATTTGGTCATCTGCTAAAGTAAGTGTACCTGATGAAACGTCTAAAGTTTTACCAGCTCCTACAGTTATATCTGAAGTAGCTATAGTAGCACCATCAATTGTACCACCGTTAATGTCTGCAGTATCAGCTACAAGGCTATCTATGTTAGCTGTACCGTTTATGTATAAATCTTTCCATTGTTTTGAAGAGGTTCCTAAGTCGTATGTGTCATCTGTATTAGGTACTATATTAGAATCAATTTCAGCAGCTAGATTAATACTATCAGTATCTGCATCACCAAAAGTAAGATTACCTGAGATAGTAGCATTACCAGTAACTGTAAGATTACCACCAATACTAACATTACCTGTTGTTGTTACAGAGTCAATGTAAGCATCTTTAAAATATAATGAACTGGTACCTAAATCTACATCACTATCTGTTACAGGTATTAATGCACCGTCTTGTAATCTAAGCTGCTCTACTGCTACACTACTAACTTCAACATAAAATCCCCATCTATTATTAGTACTATCAACAACAATCTTGTTAAGAAAATCTAAGTCTCCTATTTGTGGAATGTTACCACCTTCTCCTGCACTACCATCGTGTCTGTGTCCAGTTGTAGCTTCATTTGTAGAACTGTAGCTAAATGCGTTTACTAATTGATTATACTCGTTGTTAAAAAGTGCTGCAGTAATAGTATCTCCATCTGCAAACGAACTTTGTCTAGTATATGATTGTGACATTTTTTATCTCTCCTATTGCCTTCCTGCAGGTCTGTAATTTATGTAAATACCATTTATAGTATATGGAGCCCTCGTGTCTGAACTAAAAACTTTAAAAAAGTTACTATATCCACTACCTGTTAATGGTTGCCTAACTAACGGTTGTTCAGAAGCTCCAAAAGCTTGTAAGTTAAACTTAGCAGTTCCAAAAAGTGCTGGTTCTGGTACTGCGGTTAATTCAATATCCGGTGGTTGTGGTGATTCGTTACTATCGTAATCAAACCTAATTCTTAATGTAGGTTGTGCTAATGCTTCAGGCTTTATAGATAATTTAATATAGTCTAAAGTTTTTAAAGTTCCAAAATCTCCATAATCAAAATCTGGAGACTGATACTCTGCACTTATTGCTGTTTCTACACCTGCAGGATTAAAAGTATTTCCTACATTATGATTATAAATATAACCGTCTTTATCACCATGGACAAACTTTTCTTCTCCGTCATAAGCAAACCCTGATGCAATTGCAGGTGCTTGTATTCCTAAAGTTTCTGACCATTCAAATCCTTGTGGTCTTAATACACCTATCAAGCCTTTTGACGTAGCTGAAGTATCTGTAGCACTTGTATAAAACATTCTATATTGAGACTTGTTTCTTATAACAACACTACTAAATTCATAGATTGCTGAACCTTGAACAATATCATTTATAATTGGCTGTATAGCCTGACTTATAGTTCCTAATTCAACGTCACCAATTCTTGCTGTACCAGCTACGGTTCTAAAACCATCAGGTGCTAAAAATATTAAGTCACCAGCTATTTCTTGTATAGTTTGTCCATCTATACACCCTACATTTTTTGTAATAGGTGTAATTTTTATAGTAGCTGAATCATTAATATTTTCTAATTTAAATAATGAGTTTCTACAAAAAATAAATAATTCTTTACGGAAACTTCTTAATCCTACAATTTTATCTTCTAGTGTAATACTTCCAGCTCCAGTACCACTAAAGTTATCTATGTCTCCTGTATGACTGTAATAAATAGTTTGAGGGTCTGTTGGACTACCAGCTAAAACTAAATGATTGTCATGTACTGTACAAAACTTAGCTGTATTAACATGGTCAAAAGTTATTTGTTGAGCAAAAAATGTTCTTGTATTTAATGCACCTGTACCAGTCATGTAAAATAAAAATGGTTTATTTTGACCACCTTTATCTGTTATAACTAATTCACCATAGTCAGTAAGACCTTCATATATTGTAAATTCACATTGACCTACTGAATTTAAAGTTAATTCACTACGACCTGTAAAGGTTGAATAATTATCTCCAGCAGCGTCTACACTAGCTTTATTTACTTGTAACCAGCTTGTACCATCTTCACTAAAATAAATATTGTTGCCAACAACTGCAACTATTCCATCAGCATAAACAGCCAAGCCTCTAACTTGATTACTACCATTTGGTCTTACAAAACTTTCTTCGCCAAATAAATTGAATCCATTAATTCTTCTATATCCACCTTCTATAGAGACTTCAAAATTTCTTAACTTTGTAGCTACTCCGGGTGTCTGCAATAAAGCTAATGAGTTTGTAGACTTATCTAAACCACCAGCTAACGATACTGAAAAGGGTTGTCCTGATGCCACTAAAAGTATCTCCTATCATCTGTCATATACCTTGGCGTTGGATTAATTAAATTACTTTTCATATGTTTTACAGCTTTTTTATAATCTTCTAAAGCAAATGCAGATTGTTGTAAATTATTTTTAAATTGATGTACATAGTATCTAGCTTTTGCAGTTATAACATTACTATATTGGTCTGGCATAACAATAGTATCATCATAACTAGATAACCTTGTAGGTTTTTCAAAAGCATAAAAATGTACGTTATAAACTTTGTCAGGTATTGGACTTAATCCAAACTTACGATGGTCTGGAGATTTAATTACAAATTTAGGTTCTCCATGATTTTGAGCATTAGCATCATCTTCGTTTTCACTATCTCTATAATATCTTTTCCAATCATCAAGAGTTAAAAATCTTAACCCTTTTGAAACGTAAGGAGCTGATTCTCCACTTACGTTAATTGTTGTTACATAAAAATCATCCCAATCTACTGAAGCATAATCAGTAGTGATATTAGAACTACCAGCTTTTAAAGTGTACCATCTTTGTCCTGCTACAGTTTCTACAGTTACGTTACCGTAAAAGGGGTCAATAGCTCCACTAACTCCAGCAGCAAAGAAAGGTAATTGAGGTTCTTCGTTAGCTATATCAAATATAGATTTATTAATTGCATCTTTAACAAAAGCTTGTATTCCTAAAGCAGAATCAAAATTAGCAGAAGTTAAAATAACTTCGTTAAGTTCTCTTAATACTTCATTAGTTAAATCTAGATATGTAGTAGCCATTATTTTTTATGTACCTTTTGAATTTTAAAATTAGCAGATTTAGTTGCACCTTTGTGAGGTTTGTAACCACCTGCAGGGTCTTTCATTAATTTATAAGA